CCTGTTAGGTCTCTTTTTGACCATCTCGTCATAACAATTATGATGGCACCACCCGGCTGGAGTCTCTGTCGGGGTCCAGATGTGTACCATTCGTAAACTTTGTTATAAACTTCAGGGTTATATGCGCCCATAGTGGCATCTTGCTCGGAGTGGGGGTCGTCAATTATCAAAATATCAGCACCCTTACCCGTCACTGCACCACCAACACCTATAGCGAAGTAGTCACCACGCTTATTTGTATTCCATCTTCCTGCCGCTTTACTGTCTGTAGATAATTCTATGCCGGGAAATATGTTTTGGAAGTCATCGTTTTGTATTAAGTTACGAACTTTTCTACCAAAACCAACAGACAGTTCTGCAGTGTGTGCAGTTTGAATAACTTTTTTATCAGGATACATTCCCAAAAACCATGCAGGAAATAAATAACTGGCAAATTCCGACTTGGTATGACGGGGTGGCATATTGATAATCAATCTTTTTAATTCACCCCGGGCTACTCTTTCAAATGCCTCTGCCATTATCTCATGGTGCCGCCCATGTATAAATGATGGCCACATAGCACGAACAAAAGGAAGAAACTCCTTCCTAGCTTTTTCTTTATCTTTTGTTTCTGAAATCTTTTCTACAAGCTCAAGTATTTCTTTCTTCTTGTCTAAAGGAAAGTTATCTAAGTTCTTATAAGCGGCATCTAATAATTTAGCTAAATCATTCATGTTCATTCAATGTAGTTGCAGGTCGACTATCAACTATCTTTTGTGCTAAGTCAATCATCCACAAACATTCATCTGTATCTACTGTAGAAACAATATGTAAGGATTTATTGCCATCGTCATCATCAACCCAACCTATTTTAATCTCATTATACAACTGTGGAATATCCTCATCAGTGATATAATCAATTTCTTTGGATCTTCTGAATTTATCTAGTTTTACTACGTTGTCTGACAAACCGTTTTCCCTACTAGTTATAACATTACTAGTTATAACTAGTTATTTATACTAGTATAACAAAATATATATACTAGTTATAACTAGTAGACAAGCCCCTTTTTAATTTTTTTTTGAAAAAAATATGAAATTTTATGTGCAAAATCAACTGTAGTACGCATGGACAGGGCTATGCATACACGGGTGGGTCGGGGTAGGTGGGATAACTAATCTGACGAAAATAGGAAAAGGTAGGCTAATTGTTACCTAGTAACTTTTGTAACTTATCTCTTAGCTGATCTTGTAATTCATCTGCAGTCATATTTATATTTTCAGACTTTACCTCTACTTTATCAGTAAACAAACCAACCATATGAGTTTTGCCCATCAGCTCCAATGCTCTAATTCTGGAAGCTGAGTTATTGTCCATGTTCATTGCTTCCTTTTCAAGTTGTCTCATAATGAACTCACTTTGTTTGATGCCCAACATGCGTTGATCTTCTGCCTTTTGGTGCTGTATAGCTTTTATTCTTGATAAGACCTTGATATTAGCAAAAGTTTTAGATGCCATCTCATGAACTGACTTTTCTTTTGTATCTGGTGAAACATCATAAGCCTTTCTGAATGCATCAGCTTTAGTAAAACCATCAGCTACTAATTGAGCAAATTCAAGTTGTTTAGCAGTTAATGGCTGTTCTTTTGACTTTGTAACTTTTGTTATTTCAGTTTTGCCAGACACTAATTTTAAATTAGGTTTTTTATCCTTGTTTTTGTTGTTTGCCATTTGTCTTCCAATTTCTATAAATTAACCCTTAACAATTATTATCACAAAGAACCTAGAATTGTAAACATGAGAACAAAACGTGAAATAGTGTTTAATGGCTCATAGAAGCTCATAGAGTGCTATAGTCTTATATTAGGTATCATTAGACCTTTTTTGTTGTTTCGAAGTTTTTGGCTTCAGCTCTACGTTACAGGAGATAAACCCTGCAAAGGTTAACATTAACTATTTTTTTTAATTATTTTCCAAGAAAAGTTAGTTCTCAATCGTATTAGTAATAAGAACATAGTTTATTATTATTTATTATTATTTGTTATTATACGTTTGACAGTATTTAATTATTAGTGTAAGGAATAGGAGACTATTTTTTTAACTTTTTTTAGAGGAGCTAGAAGCTAGAAAGACTAAGGGTTAGCAACCCACGACACGAACTGGAACAGCATGATCTCCAAGTAATGCAAGGAAGTAATTAGCTCGATACCAGATAAGCGAATAGAGAGTGTCAATCAGGGGTTAGATCGTAAGGTTTAATTAAGCTGACCAAAGTTAAAGATAAAAGGTAGGCAATTACCTAAAGTCTTTAATGTACTGTTTAGGAATGTGTGTTCCTACTGATGATTGCAAAAGCATGAAACAGTTAACCCTTAACTTTTGGAGCTATCATGAAAAATATAGAAAACATTTTTGACGTTTATGAAATTAAACAAAGTTTAAATTCAGCATTAGGCTACGTTGGTACTGTTGAAGATATCTATTACATAGATTACCCAGATAGACAAATCAGCTTTGAATTAAGATCAATTTTTAAAATGCTGAAAAAAGATACCATTGATGAATATTCGTTAACTAGCTCAATACTAAAATTAAATGAGCTTTTATATAACGATTATCATTGGTGGAGATTTTCCAGACTTAATGAAAAATTAAATCAGTTATTTAATCTAGGTTTATCTGACAAACTTAGAGCTAGACCACAAATATAAAAAATAGGAGCTAACATGAACTATAAAAAAATATTAGAAGACTTGGATATGCAGTTAAGCATTGTTGAATATGAAATAAATGAAATCTGCGACAAAAATAGCTTTCCTCTAGATGAATACAAAAAGAGGAAATTAACTGATCTTTATGTGCGTAGCGAGAAACTAGGCAATCTTTTTAATAAGATTGTAGAGCAAGAAGATAGAGCGAGTATGGCTTATTTTGAAGATGTAGCATCACATGGAATTAATCAATAGGAGTACAAAAAATGACTAATGCAAAAAATATCGTTGTTAGCAACAAAGAAGACAATATCAAATCAATCAAATCAATTAACTTTAACAATGTAACACCAATAATAGAGGAGCAAAAATTGGATACAGAAATTCAAAAAGACCCTAGATTTACCAATGATTTAGTTGACCAGATCAGAGGTAGCGAAGCTGAAATATCTGGATTAAAAGCAACTAATTCAGATAATACTAAGCTAGTTAATGAGCTGAAAATTGATCAGTATGTAGGTTTAATAGCTCACATAGCACCATTAAAACTTTCAGCTTCTGGCAATCTCACTAAATCAGATACCAGAGCAATCAGCGAAGACTTGGTTAATGAATGTAATATGAGCAAAGCAAATGCCAAGTTACTCAAAGATAATTCAGTTAAGTTTGTCGTTAAATTTGATGTACCATCTCAAGCTACCCCAGAGATGATAAGAGATATCATGACTGACAATGGCATAACTTCTCAAACTAAGCTGAAACAAGCAGTTAACCCTCAAGATGACATCTTGCTTGGCGATAAAATTGCTAGAATGATTTATGGCAAGATGAAGAGTGTTAAAAATACTGAGGGTGTAGCTGAGGATAAGTTTGTACAAACTGATCTGACTGCTGATGATATCAAGATCATTGAAGAAACTTTAGCTGATGCAAAACGTATGTGGGAAGCAGTTGAAAAGGCAAATAAAGAAAGTGCCAAAGATCAATCTGAGGACAATCAGCAAGTTAAAGATACCTTTAAAGCTCTTGGTATCTAATCAAGTTAACTAATTTAGGCATGGTCTTTGACCATGTCTATGCTAGTTCACTTGAGCTAAATTGATAGCTGAAAAAGCTACTATCATTTTTTCTACTATCATAAATTACTATCATCTTTACTATCATGGAGTTGCTTAATGCAAAATTTACAAAAACAAAAAAAGTATAAAATATATAAGCATGAGAATATCAATGGCATTGGTTTTTTAAATGACATAGGTTTTTCTTTTGATACTTGGCGAGAAGCATACGACAAAAAAAATCAGCTTCAAGAAGATGGCAAACTGCCTAAAAACGATCATTTAATTCAAATAGATAGCATATAAAATGAATGAACTAGATATCATTCAAAAGCTAGATCAGATTATTTCTGATCTAGTTCAAGATGGATTGTTAGACATTGCAGACAATCTTGAAATTCAAAAACAAAAAATCGTAAATCAATTTAACCAAGCTGAACTTAATAGTCAGCAAATCGATATAGAGGAGTTAATCGATAATGAATAAAAATATACATCAACAAACTTTGTCCAGAGTTTTTAATATTGATCTGGAAAAACTGCACCAAGCAAAGGTTAAATGTGGTGCAATTAGCGAAGATACTGACTTAAAAGAAAGTTTTTATATGTGCCTAATGCAGTTGGACATAGAAATAGATAGCACAATTAAAAACTATTTTGCTGATTATGGGAGAGATATCTTGGTAGGAGATATTGACAATGAATAAACAAAAAGAAATCGTTACCTTTTTTAAAGGTCGAATTGTTAGTGGGCATTTCTATAAGATGTCCACTAAAGATAAGAGATACTTTCATGGTGTATTAAAATTTGAAGCCAGAGATACACCAGACTTAATCACAGTCTACGATTTTCAAAAGAAACAGTATCGAAGATTTAGACTTGATCAAGGCAGTATAAGATTAAAATCTGGCAATAAACTTTTCAGCTACAATAAAAAAAGTGGCATAACATTTAAAACAAGGAGTGCATAGTAATGCGATTATCTATAGCTAAAAAAATATTTATCGAAGCAATCAATCATAGTTTTAATTTTGATTATGAGAATGACAAATCTAAAAAGCCAATATCCTTACATCTTGAGGGTAGCATGGGTATTGGTAAGACTGCCTTATGTAGGCAAGTTGCTGAGGAAATGGGGTTACATTTAGTAATCGTATCCCTTGCCCAGTTTGAGCCTACAGATATAGGGGGTTTAAGAATGCCAGATGGAGATAGCATGAAAGTGTTAAGACCAGACTGGATTGTTACTGACGAAGAATGGCAAGATCTACAGTCTAAGGGTAGCAAAGGTGTCTTATATGTTTTTGATGAGTTACCTCAAGCTCCAGTTCTTAACATGAATATCTATGCTCAAATATGTGATGAATATAGAGTAGGAGAATATCACATTGATAGATCTTACTGTTACATCATGTCATGTGGAAATAAATTATCTGACAAGGCAGGAACTAATGCCATGCCAAGTCATTTAGTTGATAGACTTTCATTCCTAGAGATTGAAGCTAACCTAGATGACACTTGCTCTTATTTTGCTAAGACTGGTGTAGATCATAGGATTATATCTTGGTTACGTTTCCAACCAGAGTTTTTGCACCAGTTCCAAAAAGGTGTAAATGCCTACCCTACCCCTAGATCTCATGAGAGGGTATCGACCATGCTTAAATGGAGCTTAGATGATGAAGCAATGGCTGAAGCTATCTCTGGTCAAATTGGTGCAAGTGCATATGCTAACCTTAAAACACATATGGACATTCACGAAAAATGCCCAGACATAGATAGTTTGATAGCTAACCCAATGACTACACCAGTTGTTGAAGAGCCACCAATTATGTTTGCTTTGTGTTCAGCTCTATCAATGAGAGCTAATGATAAGAATATGGGAAGCATATTACAATATGTTCAGAGATTACCCAATGAGGAATTTCAAGCATATTTTCTTAAAGATGCATTGAGCAGAGATGCAAGTCTTAAGCAAAATAAAGATGTTCGCTTATGGGCTGGTAAGTCTGGCAATGGTAAATATTTGGTGTAACTTAAATGTTACACCTTAACTTTTAGAGGAGTTGAGATGCACGATTTACAACGTAAATTAGTTAGATCTAAGGTTAGACTTATGGTCGATAAAGATAAAAATGGACTGGGGTTTTATGCTTCAGTCCTTTATAAGATGCCACTAGTAATCAAGAATGACATACCAACTATGGCAACTGATGGAACTAACATATTCTATAATGAAGAATTTGCTGACAGTTTAACAGAGCAAGAACTTGACTTTGTTTTGTGTCATGAGTGCTTACATAGAGTTTTGTTGCATCATTTGAGACATGGCAAAAGAGATCATGAGCTATGGAATATAGCTTGCGATTATGCCATTAATTATTCATTGATGGAAAGTGGCTTAACTCAAATGCCAAAGGGAGGTTTGTTAGACAAGCAATTCAATGGCATGAAAGCTGAAAAGATATATGATATCTTAAGTCAGCGAAGCGAGAATGAACCTAAGCCAGAACCCCAGTCATGGGGTATGGTTATACCTCAAGAGGGTATGTCTGAAGACCAGATAAAACAAGAGATAGCTAAGGTTAATGCTGAAACAGTTATGGCAGTTAATACTGCCAAGTCTATTGGTAGACTGCCATCAAGTGTTAAGCAGATAATCAAGGAAATGAAAAGATCTCAAGTTGATTGGTTAGATGTAGTTGTTAGACATTGTGTAGGAGATCAGCCAGAGGGTTATTCTTATCGAAGACCTAACAAACGACAATGGCATATTAACGAAGTCATAACCCCAGTATCAAATAAAATTGGTGTTGGAGATCTGGTCATAGGTATTGATAGCTCTGGGAGTGTTAGTGATAAGGAGCTGAAATATTTTCTTGGCGAACTCAATGCTTTATCTAATGATATCAAACCAAATTCAATTACTGTTATAACTTGTGATGCAGTTATTCAGAATGTAACCAAGTATGAATATGGAGATGTTATCGAAGAGATAAAATGCAATGGTCGAGGTGGGACATGTGTCATGCCAGTATTCGACTACATAAAGGATAACGATATCAATGTAAGCAGTATGATTTATTTTACTGATCTGGGTATATTTGATTATCCTAAACAAGTTGATTTCCCTTTGCTCTGGGTATCGACTGACATAAGACAAGATGAAGCACCTATAGGAGATACTACATATCTAAAAGTTGCTTAATCATTCACAATCAAACTAACTCGCACCTCATCAAAGGGGTGCGATTAATTTATTAACTAATGGAGACATCTATATGAATGTATACAAAAACTTAGAAAGCAAAGCTGAAATAGAACATCAATTCTACATACAGTCAAAAAAAACATTACCAATTTTAGCAAAGACAATGGGTATGGATTACAGTTATTTTGCATCTATTACTTATGGTCTTAAATGCAAATTCAAAGATGATGATAAAATAAGATTTGAAGCACAAAGAATAAAAGAAAAACTTAATTACCATAATGGACAAGTGTTTGAAACCATAGGTCAAATTATACATGGCATAAAAGAATACAGATCTAAGATTGTTAAAGGCTCTGTAGGTACTGATGGTTATTTAAAGAAGTTTGACATTTATGAAAAGCTATCAAATTTAACCATTGATGTTGCTAATCTCTGGTGGAGAGACAATAACCCAAGAACTTATGTTGATATTAAATGCAACAAAGAAAAAGGAATTGATATAGAAAAAGGACATTCTCAGTATTCATCTACTAGTATATATATGTCCCCTCTTTGGTATCACAGAGTTTACAAGCATGGATTACATGAGGTGCAATACAAAGGAAGACCTTGCTTTGTTATGAAAGCTGAACCTTACCCAGTTAGAAGACTGCAAGAAGATGACATAGACGTTCACAAAGTTGTCTTGTTACATTCTCATGGTGGAGACATTACCATGCATGGAGATATGTTTATGGCTTCATTTAAACAGATGGATTACGAAACTACCTCAGAGGGTAAAATCAAATCTCCATCTCAGAGAGTAACTTCAGTTAGTCCAGAACTTAAAAGAGCTGAGGTTGGCTTATCCCAAAGAATAGGAAGAAATGTTATTGGTAGCCTACTATCATAATTCTACTATCATTACTTACTATCATCTTGTTACTATCATGGGGGTTATTTCACTATGTGTTTTAACCCCCTAAAAAACAACACCCAATGTTAATGTTAACTTTTAGGAGATTAGATTGAAGATATCTGATGCAAAATTATATAAAATCTTTGGCTTAGATGCCTACAAAGATAAATATGGAGAGTTTATCCATGACGTTAAAACTGAATTGTTAGAGAAACAATTTGGAGACGTTGGTAATTTTATTATGGGCAACATGAGTAAAGGCTTACCAGTAAAAGAAACAAACTATATTGTGTTTATCCAGATAAATGACGAATTAGTTTTAAGAGAAATGTTTAACAAAAGCAAAGGAGATCTAGCATGAATAGAAAATGCGAGCTACCAGAAGACCACCCAGACTGTAAAGCTGATAGAGTTAGTTGGGGTAATGCCATACTGGAAATTGAGGGTTTAGTCTGGGAAGAAATGTCCAGATTAAAAAAGCAAAATGCCCATTACATGGCAGATCATTTAAGACAATCATTAGAAACAATTAAGAGAGGTGTGTGATGAAAAATAATCAAGATAAAATTATTCATGAAATAAAAGTATGGCTAAGAAAAGAAATTTCTGATGTTCATGCTAACCCTCATGAAGATGATGTTGATAGCAGAGAGCTTGGCATATTAGATGGAAGATATGAATGTGCCAGAGGTTTAATAACTTATATAAAACAGTTGGAGAAAGAATATCATGATTGAGAGAATATTATTATTTCTATTAGGCATATGTATAATGCTTATGTCTTTTGTTACACTAGCTAATCCAGATGGGTATTACATGCAAAGTTTAGAGGGCATATTATTTACTTGTTTTATAGGTGCAGTTGGTTTTACAATAATACTGGTAAGTTTTTACAGTATATTTTTTAAAGAATGAGAGGTGTAAGTCCACTCCAAAAATGGTGGGTTTTATGAGTGCCTAGTCAATTAAAGACGTTCCTCAATGCCATACCTCCCTTTTTATTTGTACCCCTCATATGCATTAAAATAGTCAAATATGTAAGGGCAAAACTGGGACTTTGTAATCAAGATCAGTCTAAGGTATGGAAACTCATAAATTAAAGGCGATTTAAGGCTTGTACAGAGGGGTTAGTATATCTCTATGTACGAATACTACCAAAATAACCAAAAAGCTCTGTAGCGAGAGCATACACTTAAAAAAGGAAAAATTAATGAAAATGGGAAGATCAAGAATTGATAGAGATAGAGCATCTATAAGAGATATACAAAATAAGATTAAACAAGAAAATTCTAAAAAAACTCCTATTGAATTAGGCATGGAAGAAAGATTTGAAGATGTGCCTACCAGATTGTCTGATAGAGATAGGTATGGAAAAGTCAATAGGGTTTCAACATCATCTCTTTTTTATAGACGTAAAGGCAGTACGTTTGACGAATAATAGTTAACATTAACTTTTAGAGATTGAGGGCAGTATAGGAGTACTGCCCTCTTTTAGCGTAGTGAGAAGTGAGTAATGGAGGTTACACACTTATAGACAACATAATCCCACCAATCAATTAAGTCAAGATGAACTCCAAGTTTCATAAAATTCTTTTATTGGCTTAACAATTTCCCCAGTATTATTTTTGATAAATTCAATATCTATCCTAGATAGACTTCTATCTGTTAAAAGTTTCATCAGTACATTATAGCAATTAATCCCACCTGCTGATTTTACCAAAGCTAGGCAATCATAAACTTTTCTTTTTAAAATGTAATGACTGTCGTTATTTGTGTCGTAGCTAGTCGTAATTCTGGGATTAAAGTTTGTAGCTTTTATTCCAACCATGCCAGATTTATTATAATCTGATGCCAGTTTATCTAATATTTTATAATCATTAAGTGATATACTATCATTCGTAAGTAACGTATCTAGAGATGTTTGGTCAACAATCCTCATTCTAACTTTGTTAGAGTTGCCAATAAATTCTGGTTTAATATTTCTATTGTTAAAAGGGTACGTCTTCGTCATCTTTTTCATAATAGCTTTTAACTGGTGTTTTACGATACTTTGCTCTTTTAGGAGCTAACATATCTTCAGCAGTCTCCATATGATCTGTACTTATATATCTTGATGTCGCTTTGTCAAACGATAGCATACAATCCCCAACAGAGCCAACCCAAGAAAATCTACATTTCCATATTAGAACTTGGCTCAAACTAGATGTTGACGGATTAGGTCTATGAACTGTTAGTCCCAGATCTGCTTTTGCAAACCAAGAAGCACTACCAGAAATATCATATCCTTTTGGTGGTGGTACAGTCCCATCATCTTTTCGCATCATCTTTGTTGGGTGAGCAACAAACCAGATATGTATTCCATGAGCTTGAGCAAACACCCGTAACGTAGTTAGCATATCTGATATCCAATCAGTTTCAGAAGTAATATTTTCTTTTGATATATAGTTGTAAGGGTCTATAACAACACCTCTGATGCCATGTCTCATGACTGCCACTTTCATTCTCTCTATGATGCTATCCAATGTAGATAGAGAGCCATCAGCTTGATACAAAAAAGAAAAATGATCTTGCACAAACTTCTTTCCCGTAGCTAGGTCTTCCTTTGTAACTCTTGGAGTTATGCCATCAAAAAAAGGTTTGCCTACATATTTACTAATCAGCTTGGCAATATGTATTCTAGGCTCATTCTCAAAACTACAAATACCAAACTTCCAACCTTTATCTCTGGCAATGTTAACCATAATCTGATCTACAAACTCTGACTTACCAGAAGAGGGGTGTCCAGTTACAACTGTAAGCTGACCCTCAACAACAGTATAAAGTTCATCTACTTCTTGGTAGCCAGTAGAAACACCAGAGCCTATACCTTTTTCATAAATGTCATCAACTTCTTCATAAAAATGTGATGCATCATACAAACCTGAAACTGGATAAGGTACTGGGTTTGCAGTTATTTTATCTAATTCTTCAGCACCATACTTAACCAAAACTTCATTGGCATCTTTGCAGTCTTCTGGATATTCTATTTTAAAACACTTGTCTTTACCTATTCTTCTGGCTAATTCCTCAGCCATAGCTTGCCCAGACTTATCACTATCCATTGCAATAACAATCTTCTGGCACTCGTCAAGTTTCTTTTTTGCATTCCAGATAAATTTAAACTTGTTGTCTTCACGAGCATCTATCTTGCCATCAACAACTTTCATAACTGCTCCATGAGGTATGGATACAACTGATTTATATCCTATCTCCATAAATGAAAGACAATCCATTTCCCCCTCACAAATAATCATAAACTCATTGTCGTTTACATTATCTATATTGAAGAAATTAACTGCAGAACCTTGCGAAGAAAACCCCTTTTCTGGGAAAGATCTTATTTTCGCATATTCAGTACTGCCATTGTTCTTGTATGGAAAAACTATGCAAGGCATCTCTTTTTTTTCTGATGCAATGTAATGATGTTTGAACTTGATGCCTACCTTTTTGGCAGTATCTTCAGATATACCTCTGCTTTTTAAATAAGATATACTGCCATTCTCTACTGTTAAATCTCTCCACCTATTATCATCAACAGCATGAATCACATTTTCTCTCCTTATTAACCTAAAATTACTTTCCTCAAACTTAACTGAACCTTGTTCATTACAATGCCAACAGTTGTAAAAAACTGTTTTAGCATCAACCTTTAGAGATAAGGTTTTTTGATCTTTTTTCTTTCTTTTATTTGAGCAAAATGGGCAGTTAACCTTATGTTGCCCACTACCCAACTTTAGAGCATCTGCCCTAATATTATATTTTAATTCCATTGAAATCTCCTACGCATGAAAGAAAACATAATAAGATAAAAAATAGCCGTCAACAAAAAATTTTGTTAATTTTATAAGTTCGTGATCTTGTTACTAAAGAAACGGCTTCGCCGTTTTTCAAAAGCCTTTTTAAATGTTAACATTAACATCTACTAGTTATAACTAGTATATATATATATATTATTACTTGTTATAACTAGTATGTTATAACTAGTAGAGATAACCTCTATCTTGAATTACTTTTTTTAATCTTTCACCAAGATATCTAGCGACTACTGATTTACTAGTTAATATTTCTTTGATTAGTTTTTGTAAATTTTCTGGGTGTAGTTCTGCCATGTCACAACAAGTAACATAATCTTCTGACATTAACCACTCAGCAACTTTTAATTTTTCTTTGGCACTACCAAGATAGCTATCAGATATCGCTTGGCAAATCACATGTTTCCAAAGGCGACACTCTGACATGGGTTCTAGGTCTCTCTTTATCCAGTCCCCAATAAATGTGCTTTTGTTTGACTTGTCTGTCATTAACATAAATTTTCCCTTGCATACAATCCAGTATCACACTTTCATCTAAATCTGGTCTTCTTGATGCGTAGTATATAATTAACTCTACTTTTACATCATTTTCAATAAGATTTTTTAAAACTGGACATTGATCTGCAAATATTTTTTCATAATTTCTTGCTTTTTGGGATTTTATCAATGCCATTCGTTTCCCAAAATTTACAATTTTTCTAGAGTTTGCCTTGCTTGCAGGCTCTCCCAAAATTACAAATTCAGTTTTGTTATTATTTGTTATTGACATACATAGAGTTCCATTGTAGTTTCGAAATTGCGTAGGAGAAGACACATGAAAATTACAAACAAATTTGGTATGCCTAAACCATTCGTGGATTTTGCCATAAACGACAAATACAGTAAAGGTAAAGCTGATATATCAGTAACGACATTGATTGATAGTCCTAGAATAAGGATTATGAAAGAACAGTATGACGAAGATATAGAAGTTGATGCAGTTGATATGATATGGGCATTGTTTGGAACTGCAGTTCATTCAGTATTAGAAAATTCAAAACAAACAGACGATAGCATAACTGAAGAAAGATTGTATTCTGATGTTGATGGTTGGGTTTTGTCTGGTGCAGTTGATCGACAGGAAATTAAAAACAACCAGATAACTATTGTTGATTACAAGGTTACATCTGTTTGGTCTGTGATATACGGAAAGCCAGAATGGGAAAATCAATTAAACTGTTATGCCTATCTTGTTGATGATAAAAATGCTTTTACTCAAAGCAACGTAACTAGCCTTAAGATATGTGCCATACTCAGAGATTGGAATAGAAGAGATAGTGAGCAAAAAGAAAACTATCCCAAATCTCCTATCGTTTTCGTTGATGTACCTTTGTGGAGTTATGAGGACAGACTGGCATATATTAAAAAAAGAATGTCATTACATCAAGAGTCCCAGATAAATTTTGACGTTCACCAGACTTATCCATTGTGTTCAGATACAGACACATGGAAAAAGAATGACACTTGGGCAGTAAAGAAAAAGGGTCAGAAGAGAGCCTTGAGAGTTCTTGATAGCGAAGAAGAAGCTATAAAATATATTGAGTGGCACAAGGAAACTGACAAAGCCTATACCCAAAAAACACAATTAGAAATAGAGTTTCGAGTTGGAGAACATACTCGTTGTGGCAACTATTGTTCAGTTGCTGATTTTTGCAATCAATATAAAGAAAGGATAGATGATGGTCAAAAAAACTGAAGACAAGACTAGTCCTAAAAAAGTCATAAGAAGAGTTAAGAAAAGTGGCAATGTAAAGCTAAAACCAAAAATAACTTCTACTAGACCTAAAGACAGATCTTTAATTGCAGAGCATATAGCTGAAGCTACTGGAAAAGGTAAGGTGGAAAAACCATTTTTCTTAATCAGAATATTCATAAAAATAAGAGATAAGATTAGGGAGTGGAATAAACTGTAATGGCAGAGATAAACGAAAAATTAAGCAAGCTACTCAAAGAGGTAGGAGAAGTTGTTGATATTAGAGACAAGAATAGTGCAGTTTGGTCTTTACCCCAAAACAAAAATGCCTTGATTGTAAAACATAAAGCATTAGAAAAAGTATCTGCTCATCTTGGTATGTGGTTTGACCCACCAACAATTATTGAAAGCAATACTGAAAAGAAAATAGTCTCTTTGGTTGTTCAAGGCTACATAGATGATGGTAAAGGCAAGAATACTGCATGGTCTATTGGAGAGGTTAGTCCTCAAAATACATCTAATAAATATGTATATGCTATGGCAGAAAAGAGAGCCATAGATCGTGTTATTTTAAAATTACTTGGTGTTCATGGGGACTTCTATTCTCAAGCTGAAATAGATGAGGGAGAAGTTTCTGATAAAGACACCAGTTCAAAACCAGATCCTAAAGTCGTTAGTGCTATAAAAGAAATATTTACAACATTCTTAAAAGCACAAAACACTAGAGAGGAGTTGGTAGGTTTTTGGAAAAATAATCCAGAACCATTAAACATACTTAAAGATATGTCTATGGAAACTTACCAAGAAATAGAGACTGCTTTCAAGCAAAGAGCAGAAGAAATTAAAAAAGGAGAAAATTAATGGAAGATAATAATTATGGTGCAACTGGAGCTTTGTTTATCGCAAAGCAAAGGAAAAGTGAAAAAAGTCCAGATTACAATGGTCTTTTAGAGCTTGATATGGAAGTTGTTGATGACCTCATAGCTCAAAAACAAGAGGGCATACATCAACCCAAAGTCAATCTTGTTGGTTGGAAAAAAGTAGCTAGGTCTGGTAATGCCTATCTCAGAATAATAGCCAACGTAGAAAAAGAAAGACTAGAAGCAAGTGAAAATGGAAGTCAAGGATATCAAAAGCCAAGACAAGAACCTAATTCATCTAATAATACATTAGATGATGAAATACCATTTTAAGGAGAGTGTAATGGAAGAAGAAAACAAAATTAAGAATATTAGTTTTGAAGCAGTCAAAACATCTATGATGCAAGACAAGAACGGAACTAACATAAGATTAACCATACACCCTAATGATGTGCCACCAGAGCTACACAAAGACTGGGTTGGTTCTAGGTATATGGTCGTTATGGTTAAGATCAATGAAGATGGCACACCAGACGATAGGAGTGATAATGTCAACCAAGTCAACGAATAATGCAGACATATCTTCTGATTTTTTAACTGTAGATGGTGTTGCTAAATATTTATCTTTGAGTAGCAGTCTTGTTAGAAAGCTCATGAAAGACCCAAAAGAAGACTTTCCTAAGAGCTTTGAAGTATTAAAGACTGACAAAAGGATAAAACACTTATTTAAAAAAGAAGAAGTTGCTGAATGGGTAGAGAGCAAAAGATCAAAAAGTTAAGGTTAACTTATGCGACCTATATATGAAAATGCTAACGACCTAAGATCAGAAAAAAATCTTATAAGCCACGTTTCAGATTGTTGGAACGTGGTTTCTTATAAACTGCCAATGTCCTATAAAATAGATTATGCCATGTATCGCATAGATACTGGAACTAGCAATTCATCTAGTGAAAACTTAGTTGGCTTTGCTGAGGTTAAATGTAGGACACATAAATTTGGCACATTCCCCACATACATAATATCTTTAGCAAAGGTTATGGAAGCCAGAAGACTAGCTAGAGAGACAGATACTAGGTCAATACTAATTGTATCGTGGACAGACAAAATAGGTTACTTGGATTTTTTGTGTCATCACCAGATTAGACATGGTGGTCGTGCTGACAGAAATGACTGGCAAGACCAAGAACCCGTTTGTCATTTTGATTTAAAACATTTTAAAGGAATAGGAGTGAGAGATGAGAAGTCATGTTGACGAAAGTGAGCTTGAAATAGAAAAAGCAAGATTAGAGTTTATTAAAGAACACAGAAGAGAGCCTACATATTATGAGTTGTTTGGACACCCAGATTGGAAGAAGCAACTTAGATTACATTATGAAATGTTAGAAAAGGAAGAGAGAGATGCAAAAAGAGGATAAGGTCAATAGACCAAATCATTATCGCAAAGGCAAGGTTGAGTGCATAGATGCTATCAAATCAGCTCTAGGAGATGGATACAAGCATTACCTACAAGGAAGTGTACTCAAGTATCTATGGAGATACGAACACAAGAATAGCAATAATCCATTGGAAGATTTAGAAAAAGCACAATGGTTTTTAAAAGAATTAATCAAAATTACAAAAAATAAATAGAGGCTATACGAATTGACACCACTGGCAATGTTGGTATTGGTACGGACAAACTAAGCGAATGATAGTATGATAGTACTTGGTTTTATGGCAGCGAGTTAAACAAGTGTCGGTTAGTCAAATGATTTTGTTTCTCGATTCGCTGCTATAGATACCACCAGTTATATTGCTAACTTTTAGCTATAAGTTAATGTTAACTTTTATCCTGCTTCTTTTAGACCTACAGTCCTCATTAATATTAATCCTTGTCTCATGAGGTCATTTATCTTTTCTCTTCTAATTCTTTTCAGATTAGACTTTGTTAGCTCTGGTATTCTTGGGTTTGCGTCAATTTCCTTAATCTGCCGTAATAATCTATTTCTAGCATTGTCGATAGCCTTTAATCTACCAGATATCCTTACTTGATCTTTATATTGCGTGAATAGGCTATTTGCAGTTGCTGTATCCCCTGACTTCCTAGCGAGGTCTATTCTTGCTAGTATCGTGAATAGCTCTTGTCTGTTCTTTAAGTAATTTCCTACATCTTCTCTTTCACTAGGACTTATAACCACTTTTCTTACTAGTGGTATAGCTCTCATTATATCTCCCTCAAAGTCTCCTTGTAGAGCTTCGTAGATAGACGGAGGTGCTTCAAGTGTACGCTGAACAAACGCACCTGTACCACCTGCTAGGTAATCAAACCAGAACTCCATAGTGTTTGGACTAAAGTCAATAAAGCCACTAGATACTGCATCTCCACCTGTGAGGCTATTTATATTATCTGCAATAGCTTTTGATATATAGCTGGTGTTAGACCAGTATGCTTGACTGTCTGGTGTTGGTCTTGATGAGAATGTAGGACTTTCTTTGTATATAGGGTCTCCTTTGTAATCCTCGTTGATAGCCAGACTAACAAAGGGATCTAGGACTGTTGGTGCAGTAAGATTGTATATATTGTCGAATCCACCAAATGGACTTATGCTTTCAAATGCAGTGCCGAAGATAGACCTACTAGCTTCTCCAGATGTGTACTCTCCTCTAGCCGCTCTGCTTAACGATCTACCGAAGTTAACGCCTAAGTTTAGTCCATACGATAAAGGTATCATAACGAACTTGTCTCCTGCCAATCCAAAGGTAGGTAGTATTAAGTTATGCTCTAAAACGTATCTAGGTAATTCATCATAATCTTTAATTCCATCTTCATCTTCATCACCAGAAAGAAGTGAATTAATTTGATCTTGCATAATGCCGTAGACAACCAAACCTGCCCAAACTTTTCTAACCTTCTTAGATTTGGCAGCAGCGTTGATAAGCGCCATAGATCCCTGCAATGATGCGTTATAAAATAAATACCATGAGTTCATTAGTGTTTTATTCTCTCCACCTTTCGCAAAGTTCACGGTTACGTTCCTTGCCGCTTGCGCAGCCCGGGCTGGTGAAACGCCACGCTTAGTAAGTGAAGTAAACACAGATACCCTTACACCATTCTCAACTGCAGTATTATAGTCATCTAAAAAGTTTAATAACTTTCTTGTAAATCCATTCTTATTTAATCCTAGCTTCTTCTTTATTCCCGTATTAGATATATCTCCTAATATATCACCTATATTATTTATCTGATCTTGAAGATCTCCCATTTGGTTGGTGGCGTTCTTACCACCAGCTTCTACAAACTTCTTGTATTGTTCTGACCAGTACGTTTCTTTACCGCCCCGTAACACAGCGGCGATACCTTTGACGGCAGATAAGGTACTAGTCAATACTTCTTTGGTCATACCTTTTTGATCGTACTGTTGCATATTAACACCTGCTGTCTGCAAGTCTCTAGCAAAGTTTGGTATTACGAATGATGGGTTGTAGGTTGTGTTAATACTAGATAAATACTTATTCATCTTGCCAAGAGCTTTGGTAAACTTGCCTACAGACTCAGGTGTAAGATGGCCTTTTAATGCACGACCTATTCTTTGATCCTTAAAGTGAACCTTAACTTCTGCACCGTTTTCTTTTATTGTTAATATTGTATTTGAATCTAATGTATCTCTTACTTTTTGAGGCATATCATCTAGAAAAACGGCTATTTCACTCATATCCTCTCTTAATTTGTCGTTAATAGCAAAAGTTCCATCAGGCTGTTCTTCAAATCCCCTTAATAGATTAACAAATGATTGACCTACCTTGTTACGTTCTCCACGATCAATAGACCTTTGGTTCTGTGCCATCATAGATGCAATGATGTTTTCTGCGTAATCGGTTTGTCCAGTTGCGGACCTGTCTTCCTTACCTGCGGCACCAAATAAGTTGGTAGTCATTCGTGGTTTACCCATTAAATCTTCTGATTCATTTCCTATTGCTTCAGATTCGTACTCAAGATCACCTCTTAATGGAACATAATTATCATATACTTTTGACTTGTAGTTTGAGTCTAAAAGTTCAGGGTTTATTAGGCCACTCTCTAAGCGCTGCCTGTTTGTGTTTGTTATAATCTCTCTTGATATATTCTCTATTCTAGCTATTTTACCACCTTCTACATTATCAAGCGTAGATAGCCAGTTTAGTATTGCTTGAGCCTCTCTGTTGTCCATTCCTGAACCCTTAGACTTGTCGCCTTCTTTATTCTTATTTATATATGCGTTTCGTTCTTCAGCGTGTCTTGCATAAAGGATGGCGTCTGCAACAGCCAGTCTCTTGTCTATGTATCTTTCTGATGCTCTTGTATAAAAATTACTTACAGATTTAAGTTCATTTAACTTTTGATCAGATATATTTATAGATTTTATTGTCTCTGATAAGGGAACAAATAGTTCTTCTTGTACCTTTTCTACTCTAGCTCCTGCTCTACCATGAAATAGCTCTTCTTGCATATAGGTATCTAATGCATCGGCAATAGTATATCCCTTTTTCTTTAGCTCATCTAACATGTCACCTACAGGCAATAATGCATCTTGGAACTTTATTAATATCTTTTCAGCTTCCTTTTGTGCTTTTTCTTTTTCTATTTTTCCAAAAGTAACTTTAGATACAATTCTTCCTAGTATTGGTGCTAAGTTGTTGTATTGTATGTTCAGTCTTTTCTTTTCTATATCATCAACTATTTGGTCTGATTGCACTGTAGTGTCAGTAGTCGGCATAGTGGCCACTGAGTTAACCCGCTGCGTTCCTAAACGCCTGTCAGATTCTTCTAAAAATGTTGTATTAACAACATACACAGGTTGTGAATATGTATCTTTTTTATACTTTAAAACTAATGCTAATGTTTTGTTAGCTTTGTTTTGACCAGCAATCCTAGCCTTGTCCCAAAGCAAAACAAGATCTGTGGATTTACCATCAAACTTTTGTCTTACACCATTCTTATACTTATATGCTTTTAAAGCTTCGTATATAGCAGTCTCAACATCTTTGTATTTTATCCAGTTACCTTCTTCTGTAGGCACTAATAATTCATCTCTTCTGCTTGGTTTACTGCCGCGCTCTCCTAAAATATGCGCTAACCCTTCACCACTATATATAGAGTTTCCTGCTTGGTCTTTGCCTTTGTATTCATGAAATCCCTCTGTTAATACTACGTTGGTCATTCTTCCTTGTGGACCTCTAACAGTACCGTAAAAATATCTATTACCAAATACACTTTCTGTTGGGTCTGCCAATGGAACGTTAATTAATTTATTAGGGTTAACTGAAGTAGACATAACTCTATTAAACTTATCAACTTCATCATGTAGTTTTTGTTGATCTGTCTTTTCTTGTTCTGTTAATCCCTCAGATACATCATATTCTTCTACTTCT